TCCCCCCATCTCCACAACAAAAACCGCGAGATTCTGCGGTAAACTGAGGGTGCGAAAACAGCGTGACACGCTTGCGTGACACGCGAGCTAATTAAGCGGAGTACAATCAAGATCAAGCAAGACCCCTCAAAATCAAGCAAGGCGGCGCAAGATGGCATCTGTCAAGGCTGTGAAGCACCGTGACGGCACCGTCGTGTATCGCGTCCGCTACCGCACCGGGGGCAAAAATCCAGTCGTGGAAACCTTCTACGATGCCGCGAGCGCGCAGCGCTTCGCCAACCTCGTCGACCGCGTCGGCGGGGCAGCTGCCCGCGAGATGCGCAGCCTCGACGACCTCGCAGCCGCCGACACGCCCACGGTCGCCGCGGCGTGCGCCCACCACCTCGAGGCCCTGGCCGCGTCCGCAACGCCGGGCACGATCAGTAGGTACAGGCAGATCGTGCGCGACCGGATCGAGCCGCGCCTCGGACTCATCCCAGTGGACATGCTCACCAGGCACACGGTCACGAAGTGGGTCGCCGACATGCGGCGCACCCCCGTCACGCGCGGGGCCACCGCTGGCCGGCCACCGTCCGCGAAAACTATCCGTAACGCGCAGGCCCTCCTATCCGCTGCCCTGCAACGCCTCGTCGATGAGGATGTCATACCCAGGAACGTCGCTAAGGGCGTGCCCCTGCCCAAGGACGCGACCGTCCGCGAGATGCGATTCCTCACCCCCGACGAGTTCGCCCGCCTCCACGCCTGCATCCCCACCGACTACCAGCCGTTCGTCGCGGCCATGTACGCGCTAGGCCTCCGCTTCGGGGAGGCAACCGCCCTCACGGTCGCCGACGTGGACCTTGACGTTGCCCAGCCCGTCGTCCGCGTGAGCAAAGCCTGGAAGATGGGCGACAATGGTGTCCCCTACCTGGGTGCCCCGAAAACCAAGCGCGCCAGGCGAACGGTCACAATCCCCGCGCCCCTGATCCCTGAGCTGCGCACCGCGCTCGCGGGCAAGGCGGCGGATGAGATGGTGTTCACAGCGCGCAGGGGCGGGCCGATCACGTCGGGCCCCTTCCACGCCCATATATGGCAGCCGGCGTGCGACGCGGCGGGCCTGTCGCCGCGCCCGCGCGTGCATGACCTGCGACATTCCCACGCTTCGGCGCTGATTTCCGCCGGCGTCCCCCTGCCCGTGGTTCAGCGGCGCATGGGCCATGAGTCGATTCAGACGACGGTTGACGTGTACGGTCACCTCGCGCCGGATGCTTACGCGGGCGCGGCTGAGGCTATGAGCGTGGCCATGGGTGGTGCGTCCCCTCAAATCGGCATGTGATGCGCATCTCCCTAACTTGGCTTGCGCAGTAGCTCGCGCGCGGGCTATAGTTAATGCATCGGGAGGGAAAGCCCCCCGAACCTCAGAAGGAGACAACATCATGGCCCGCAAGATGACCGAAGCCCAGCGCGAAGCTCTCATGAAGGCTCACGATGCACAGCGTGAAGCACAGCGCATCGCGGACATCGCCCTCTACACCCAGGCTGCCGAGCGCCTTACTGCAGAGGATCGCAAATGGCTCCGCGAGACCATCGCCGCCGCACAGCCCCTCCCTTACGAGGGCGATTTCACCAATGATGAGGCGCGCGTTAAGTGCGCCATCGAGGGCGGGCACCATGTCCGCACCGAGGAAATCGCGGCGCGAATCGGCCTGATCCGCGAGGGCGCGACCGTCGACATGATCATGGCCGCCGCCCCCAAGAATATCGCGGAGCTCGTCCTCCACATCGGAATCGATAACTTGTAACCTTCAGGTGGCCCAAGCCGATCACTGGCTTGGGCCACCCCCCATAAAAGGAAAGTGCATGACCACGCTACCCCTCACACCAGTCGGCCTTCGTTGTCGACGCAAGGCCCTAGGGCTCACCCGCGCCGAACTCGGCGACCTCATCGATGCGCCCGAAAGTGCGATCAGGTCATGGGAGATCGGGAAGGGCGCGCCGCGAGACCCGATCAGCGTCCACATGCTGCTCGGCAACCTCGAGGACGCCGCCCTCGACTGCGTCGACGAGCTCACGGCCCCCGACGACGAGATCGAGGACGTGCTCGCGATTCCTGTCGCCCTGTTCTCCTACGTCGATCAAGCCGCGTACGAACAGGGCTGCGAATGGGCCGACCGGCTCCCGCTATCCACGTACCAGGCGTGCGTGGGTCGCGCCTTCGCTTTCCTGTCCGACCAGGACATCCCCGTCGAAATCATCACCCGAACAAGCTGAGGAGTAGCCATGACTCGCGAGTACCTGGGCGCCGCCGACTTCGCGGCGCGCGCAGGCCTGGCCCCGGCGACGATCCGCTCCTACATGCGCAAGGGGCTAACGCCTCCCGCTGACGTGCAAATCAGCACACCGAACGGGCCCCTGCGCGGCTGGTCCGTGGATACAATCGACGCGTGGCTGGCCTCGCGGCCAGGGCAGGGCACCCGAACCGATCTGCGTAAGTAGCGCACATCACATTCAATCCCGCTTGCACTATAGCCTATGCGCGGGCTATAGTTAATGCATCGGGAGGGAAAGCCCCCCGAACCTCAGAAGGAGAAAGAAACATGGACATGCACGCCGCAACCCAGACATTCGACGCCGCCGCGACCAAGGCGTGGACTACCTGCGACATCGTCGATATTCCCGGCTGCCCCGGTTGGACATTCAACGGCCCTGCCCGCCCCACGGAGGGGTTCTTCGTGGCTATCGCCTACAACGGGCGCGAAGTCGCCCGCGTCGACGGTGATGCCCTCGACCCGATGACGGTCCACTTCTACCCGACCACGCGTGAGGTTGTCGAGCTCGACGACTTCAAGCACATTATCAGGATGATTCGTCAGGGTTTCCTTCTTTCCCTTGACGCCGAGTTTAACTACTGGCTCGCAAACTGCGACTGCTCGAGCTACCACTGGGATTACAGCTCCGGCGTCGGCGTTGTGTCTCCCGTCGAGGCATGACAACAAGGGAAGCCCCCACCGCCCGAAAACAGGCGGTGGGGGCTTTACTGTGGCGTCACGGGTGGACGGTTGTCGGCCAGGAGGCCATGAGGCCGTTCGCGCCCTTCCCTAGCGCGGTCTGTGCCTGCGACGCGTTCGTGATGATGTGCGCGATTGTGGGTTTGCCGGTCGCGGTGAGCTGTTGCCACGAGGCGGCGGGCGCGTTCCATTCCATGCCGAGCACGTCCCAGCGGGTGAGGTCGGCGGACGCGAGCTCGTTCGGATACAACATGCACATGGCCCTATAGCCGCGTGCCTTGGCGCGGTCCACGGACCCGGCATTGACAAAGCATTTCCACAGGACGCGTCGCTCGGGGTGGCCATTGAACGCGTCGTCGAGCAGATCGTATAGATCAAGCTCAGACTGCAGGTCAGAGCTATTCACGTCCTGCTTCGAGGAGGACACCTTATGGTCGACGGCCAGGATGACGTCATCGGGAAGCTGTTCGAGTAGGTCGGTGAACCTCATGAGCGGCCCGGCTGCCTGTCGCAGCGTTTTCAGTGTGTCCCACGGCGTGGACCAGATCGGGTGCTTCGTGCCCGGTACCGTGCGCTCGGTGGTCCAGTCGTGGATCATCACGTATTCGCCCGACGCGCACCTGCGCAGGGAGACCTCGAGGGCCTTGAAGCCCGCGCGCAGGGACGCGTCGAGGCCAGCCTGAGTGAATTCCGGGTACTCTGTGCCGCCGAGGCGGTGGCTGATGTAGAACGGGCGGCGGGTGAGGAATTCGGCGACCAGGTCACGAGACGCGCCCGCCGCCGCGTTAGCGCGGGGTCGCAGGGGAATGTCGCCCCCGTCGCGTCGGCGGCGGTACAGGCGGCCCGTCACATCCCCGCCGTCACGGCGACGCACCTTGAGTACGCGGCCCGTAGGGGCGGCGTTTTCGACGGCGTCACGCATTAGGAATCACCACCTGCATGCCCGCGCCGTTCGAGGTCTGAGTGTTCGGGTAGGTGACGGTGAGGTCGCCGGCCTGCGCGGTGCGGCGCGCCACGAGCACCGTCTGCAGGTTGTTACCTTCCTGTGCGGCGAACTCGAGGCGATCCCAGCCCTGGTTGATGGTGACCTGGTCGGCGGTTTCCGGCGCCGTCGTGCGCTCAAATGCAAATCCGAGCGTGAGGCCGGTGGTCGCGGGAACCTCGGGGGCCGTGCAGGTGCCCGTCTCAGTGGGTTCGGCCTGGCGCTTCTTGACCTGGCCGACAACGGGGGTACCGCCGCCGCGGGTTGTGACGGCTGCCCAGCCTGCCTCGACGGGCTGCGACGTGCGCACCGTGAGTTCGGGTGCCCAGGGGCCGACGGCGACCGTGAACCGCATGGTTCCGATGTAATAGGGTTCGACGAGCACCTCGAAACCGGCGGGGAAGGTGAAGGTCTGCCCGTTGACGGCCTTGGTGTTGACGGCGATCACCGTTCGGTCTCCCGCCTGGCCGTTGGTGCGGACGGTGATCGTGTCGCCGATGTGCTGGCCCGAAGCGTGGGCAACCAGGGTCGGGCCCGCCGCCGGGTTCGGCTTCGTTTCGCCGTGGTCGTCATGACCGGGCGCGTCTGCCTGCTCCGTGAGGAGATACACGGCCCCGTCGGGGAGGGCCTCGGCTTCGGCGCGGGTGTTGACGATCTTGATGTCTGCGAGGGTAAGGGGCTTGCCCTGCTCGTCGACGAGGGGCGTCCCACCGGGGCCAGGGGCCGGCGCGTCGGGGGTGGGCGTGGCGGTGAGGAGATCCCCGAGCGTCATGGTCTGCCCGTCGGTGAGGGTAACGTCCCGTTCAGCGAGGAGGCCAGTAGGGGACGCGACGGACACGACGTAACGGCCCGGCATGAGCTCGGCGGTGACATGGCCGTCGTCGCCCTCACTTGCGACAGAGCCGGGGACGATGAGGTCGCCGCCAGGGGTGCGCGTGGGGTTCGGGTTCGGTGTGGCGGTGATCGTGACGGTGACGGGCTGGCCTGTCGGTGACTTGACGCGGCCCTTGATGGTGGCAGTCATTCCTTTGTCCTCACTGTGTAGCTGTGCTGTGCGGGATGCCCCGCCCCGTGCGCCGCGAGCCTCGGGGGTCGTCGCGGCGCCGGGGTGGGTTACTTGTGGGCGAGCGCTTCTAGTGCCTCGATCCGCCTGTAGATCGCCCCGTGCGCGTCGTGAGCATGGGCGTCGATCTGCTGCTGCGCGGCCTCGCGCGAGGCGCGCTCACTGTGGATCTCGGCGGCCATACGCTCGCCTCGCCCGTCGATGCGGTCGATGCGCGCCTTCAAGTCCGACAGGCTGTCTCCGTGGCTGTCGAGCGTGACCGCGACGCGGCCGACCGCTTCACTGACTGCCTTCACCGTGTCGCGCACGGTATCGAGGTCGTCGCGGATGTTCGTCGAGTGGTCGTTGCTGACCTGCGCGTCGGCGGACTGCGCCGCCCGCTTCGCTTCCTCAGCTGCGTGGGTCGCGCGCTGAAGGTGCGACTCCATGCTGTTTTTCAGGCGCGCGAAGCCGACGGCGGCGGCGCCGCCCAGACCGGCGATCAGGACGGCGACCAGGCCGTTAAGGGCCTCGATGACCTTCGGGTCCGAGAGGATGTGCGTCACTGGGCACGGTCACCGCCCAAGCCACGGGCCGCGTCACGTGATGCCAGCAAGGCGTTCAGGTCGGTGTACTTGCGCACATCTTCAACGGTTTCGCCGCCGGGGGTGAGGGCCCCCGCCCAATCAATGATCGAAATGCCGTTGATCTTGACAGCCGAGAGCACCTGGAACACAGACCACGCGATACCAAGGAACACCGACGCCTGGGCGAGGAACAGCTGCCAGGTCGCCGGGTAGCTGCCTGAGACCCAGACGGCCAGGGAGACGACGACGGCGACCACCGCGAGCAGAACCTTACGGCGGCCCGGCGTCCAGTACGGGCGGTCGAGCGCCGCCTGCACGAGGGGCCAGATGAGGCCGACGACGACCGTCACCAGGAACGGGTCGGCCTGCAGTCCGAGGAGGAGCTGGTTCACGTCAGGCCTCCTTCTTGGTGGCGTCGAGGACGCGCTGCACGGCGGCGTCGATGTCCTCACGCACGCCCCCGCGAATGGCGGCGACGGCGGCGTTGTGACGCTCCCACGCCTGGCGGACCAGGAGGTTGTAGAAGTCCCACTCGACGACGCGGGCCTCGCCCAGGAGGCGCTCATAGGCGGTGCGCTCGCCGTAGGTGTTGTCGACGGCGCGGGCGCCGCCGACAGTCGTGTGGATGAGGGCATACGCCCACTCGCCCCACGGGGTCTTGGTCGTGATGATGTACATGTCGTCTCCAATCAGGTCAGGTGTGATAGCTGCGTGCGCGGGGGCCGCGCCCGAGGTCGTGGAAGTGGTGCCGTCGACGGCCTCGGCGGGCGGGCGCAGGACGTGCGTCCACAGGCCGCGAGCCGTGTACGGGTGCGCGTAGAAGTTGATGACACGTGATTCGCCGCCGGTGTCGTCACCCTGGCCGTCGCCCTCGGCGCTGCCCATGATGTCGCCTTGCCCGTCGATCCAGAGCTCGGCGACCGTGTCGTTGCCGGTGTAGGCGGCGACGTGGCCGACGCCGCCCGACGCGGCTTCGGACAGGAGGAGGTCGCCGGGGAACAGGTTGTCGGCGTCGCCGCCGGTCTGCGCGTAGGGGATCACAGACCAGCCGACAGCGGCGAGGCCCGCGCGCATGTCCCCCGTGTAAGTCGCGTAGCCGGTGGGCAGGCCTGCGCGGCGGGCGGCGGCGAGCGTCGATGAGGAACAGTCGGCCTCGGCGACCGCGCCGGGCACCGGCTCGGTCAGCGCGTTGATCGACTGGCGGTTCGGCTGCGAATAACCGACGTCAGCGACCGTCGTGTAGTACGTCATCCAGGAGGCGAGGGCTTCGCCCTTCGTTGTCATGGGGTCTCCTATCAGTAGCCGGTGGCGTGGAAAGTGAACGCAATGGCAGTAGCGGCGTCGCGGTCGGGGAGTGTGATGCGGAATCCAGTCGCGTTGACAATGTCCACCGCCCAGCGCGTCGGGACGTGCGCGTTAACGTCGGCGTTCACCTGCCCGTACGCGAAGGTCACGCCCACGTGAACGCAGTCGTCAGGGAAACTAACCGGGAAGTTGATAAACGGGGTGACACACCGCTTCGCGCCTGCGACACCCTCGTACTGGGCGAATCCAGTCCAACGCCCGTGCTGTTCGACGCGTGGCACCTGCGCGGGCACCCCGGTCTTGCCTCCGACGACCCAGTTGCCCGCCGCTGCCCCGTACGTGATGACGGGGGTCAGGCGCGTGAGCTCCCACTGGCCGCGCTGGTTCTTCCGGCCCTCGCACTTGTGAATGTGGTTCGAGAAATCGAAGTATATCGGGCGCGCCTGCGTCGGCGGCTGCCCAGCGCGGGCGGCTGCGTTGCAGACGTTCACGGCCTCGTCGTAGGTGTCCACGTGAATGATGTGGCTGATTGACCCGGCGGTTTTCGGCCAGGTGGCGAGGATGTCCTCGCCCGCCTCGGGCGTGCGGACCCGGTTCCACTGCTCGACTGTCACGGTGTTTCCCCTTACTGTCTCAGGTAGGTGGCGGTGAATCGGTAATCTTTCAGCGTGCAGGTGCCCGCCTGTGTTGACTGCAGGGCAATGCCGACGCGGTCGCCAGCGTTCAGGCGAAGCATGCCGGACGCTGTGATCGTGATGATTTGCCCCTTGGCAGCTGCGCCGTATGAGTAGATCGAGCCGTACGGCGCGCCGGGCTGGTACACGGTGCCCTTGGGGGCGGGGACGATCGCCAGGAGAACGTCCCCATCCCAGCCGTAAGATTTCACGCCAGCCCAAGCCGTGAGGTCGTAGACGCCCGCCTTCGGGATCTGCAGGGTCTGCCCGCCGTCCGCCGTGACCCAACTGCCGCCGGTCTCGATGATTTTTCGGCCACCTGCGGTCATCTGCAGGCGGTTCCACTGCCCACCATTGAAAACAGGCGACGTGACCTCGCCCGACGCCCAGCTCATCGTCGGCTTGTCCGCGAGCGCATCCCAGGGCAGTTCTGTAACGAGGGTGCGGCGACCGTTGATTGTCTGCCAGTAGGCGAGGCCGGTGGGGGTGAGTGCCGCGTCGTTGCCTTTGCCGTCTGCGAGCTGGATCTGCACGTTCTGGCTGGTGCGGGTCATGCTGATTCGGCTGGGCGCGGGGTCTGAGTACGCCTCGGTCCAGTTGGTGAGGGTGAGGCGGATCGGCCATTGGCGGCCCGCTTCGGGGGTGGTGTGGGGCCAGGTGGCGGTGACTCGGATCTGGCGTTGGTCGGTTGTTTCGAGGTCACCGACGTTCAGGGTCAGGGTGCGGGTGGTTGCTTGGCTGGTGGAGGTGGCGACGACGGCGGGGTCACCGCCGATCAGGTAGGTCGCCGTGATGGTCGCCCCGGCGGGGGCGGTCAGGGTGAGTGTGACGCGCAGGTCACGCACGGCCTTACCTGTGGTAGGGGTCTGATAGGTTTCGACGTGTTCGGGCCCCCATGGTCCGGGCTTGGCGATCTCAAAAACAGGGTGCGTGCCTTGCCAGCGGGCGGTGGTCGCGGGGTTCTGGCCGTTCGGGTGGCCGTTGGTGAAGGCTGCTCGCCAGAGCAGGAGGTTGTCGCCCCGCGCTGTGCGTGCGGTGCCGACGCCGCCGAGCACGAACTCCGAGCCGCGCAACTGCGCGCCGCTGATCCACTTGCCGGTGATCCTGTCGGCGATCAGCTCGCCGGGGATGATAGCGTTTTCGGCGCGAATCTTATCGACGACCGTGAGGGTGTCGAACGCTGCGAGCTTGCTGTAGAGCGCCTCGCTTGCGACGATTTCGCGGGCGGTGACCGTGCCTGCCTTGATGCGTGAACCGTCGATGGGACCGGATGAGGCTTCGGCGATCTTGCGGGTGAGGTCGTCGCGGGTTTCCTCGATGGCGGCCTGCGCGCCCTGCAGGGCGGCGTCGGCTTGGCGGGCGGCGTCGCGGGCGGCTTTTGCGGCCTCGCCCACGGGCACCGTTGTTACGCCTGTTGGGGCGGTGACGGTGGGGGCGTGGGCGAGGGTGGCTGCTCCGGTTGTGTCGCGGTCAAGGCGGACGGGCGCGCCCTGCCAGGTGATGCCAGCTGTCGAGGGCACGACGACACTGGTGCCGGGGGGCGCGCCGTGAGGGGTGACCTCGACGAGGCCGGCGGCCT